GGTCTTCGAGAGAGCGGGAGCCATGGTTGTCATTAAGCTTACACAATAATTGCACCTTGTGGGGCCGCCAGAAACTAATACGCCACAATCAATACAGGCCCTTACGGTTCCAAGCCCTTTGATAAAAGTTTCCCGTATCGGATTGGGCGGCTCCGTTCCACACGTCGAATCAAAAGTTGTCGTCGGGTCTTCCTCCATTTCTTCTGGTTGCCTTGTGCAATGTTTCGCCTTCTCCGGCGTGGGCGCGTCCTTCAAGTGCCAGCGGAGTTTGCCGATGAGTTCGTGGTATATTGCCGATACAATAATGCCGCCAACATTACACCACACATAATCGCCGTCCTTGCACCCTCTCGGCGTAGACCCGTCCAGCTCTACGCAGAGAACTTTCAACTGCTCCGGCGTGGGCTTGGGTGGCTCGGCGTCGAGGTCGCGCAGGATAGCATGCAATAATTCCATCGCCCTTTCATCATTGCCCCATTGTTCAAGCAGATTGATTGCCGTCTTTAACGGAACTTTTACTTCGTTAATATTCATCCCTGATCCTTCCTGTGTCGGGCGGTTGTGGCGGCGAGGCCGCATAGGTCATCATTAATAAGTTGAATGGCTTCTTTAAGGTTCCGGTTGCGTATATTCAACTTCAAATCAAGATGCTCTTCGAGATACGCAATAGTTTCCTTCACCGAAAAGAACGCCCTCGGCGCGGGTGAGTATCGCGGCGTGTTCATAACTACTGGCTCGTTATCCACCCGCCCCACCACGGCGCGGCAGAGGGTAATTCCGCTACGGCCGATTTCGCATTCCAACGCTGTGATTTCCGCCAAGGCTGTTCGTTCGCAGGACTCTTTAAATGTGTTTCCCGCCAAAACTTCTGCCGCAATACTTCCTTCTATGGCCTTGCGTCGTCCTGTCAGGTATTGATGTATTGTCAGTTTTCGTTTCCCTGCGATCTCGGCGTCGGTTGTGTTCATTTGCGTGCCCTTTCTCCAGTGAAACGAGCGGTGTAATTGTTCCAAACATCTACCGCCGCTCCGATTGTTTGTCCGTAAAATTGCACCTTCGTTCCATTCATTTTACAACATTTAATCCACCACAGGTATCCCTTCTTATACGATGTGGGGGCTTTTCCACACCATGGGCACAATTCGACCTTAAACACAGGCTCTCTGGCGTCGGTTGGGTTCATTTGTGTAGTCATTTTTATACCACCTTTCTTTTTACAATCCCCCAATACATCCATTTAGGTATCGGTTTTGGCCAAGGGTTTTCTTTTCTGTGTTCTGCCAAAATAACTCGCGCCTTTGCCCTTGTTCTGCAAATTGCAAGATCGACGGGGCCACCCTCATAACCGCAAAAGCAATATTGCGGACACCACACATACAATTCTTCCGCCCCGCACCGCTTTGGTTTCTTGGTGGTCATTTTATTTCCTCGGTTATTGTTATCACCTTGGTTTTGCCACACAGAACGCACTTATTTCCTGAATCAATGACATCACCGCCACTTGACAGCCATACATTCGGAAACCAATGCCCGAACACCTTGCAGATTTCACCGGAGGCGGCGTATTCCTTAATGCGGCCCTCAATGGATATTTTTTCGGAAGCATTTGTCGCCGAACAATCCGGCATATAGTGGTTCAAATCGAGGGCGTTGGTGGTCGCGCAGTTATTCGTCTCCCCCCACCCCGTAGCGGCGAGCAGGAGAATGGCAAATGCGAGTGTAAGTGTGTGTTTCATTTGTTCCCCTTTTTCAATTCCTCTATTTCATTCTTCATATCATCGTATCGCGCCCATAATGCGGCGGCAATCAACCCAAAACCAAGCCCCATCAACATTCCGCCTAAAAATACTAATGTCATTTGCTCACCCTCCTTTTGGTTTTGAACAGGTCGGGCATCTTGGTGCGAATTTCAGTCCACGTCTCGATTCGCGTTGCAATACTCATGGGATTTACCAGTACTTTCAGCCAGCGGAGATACTGGGCGTTCTCGCGCTTGAGCTTCTTGTGGGCTTCAATACTCTCCCACATATAACCATCAGGTATTCGCTCTGGATGCTTTATCCATTTTGGTGCGCTCATTAAACGAACCTCCCGGCCTTTGCATCCCACCGGACGCGGAAACCGGCGCGTGATAACACTTCCTTGGCTTGACAAACAGATTGTGTATAACAACGAGCTTCAAAAAATCCCTCGCGTTCCAATATATTCAACGCCCTCGCCACCTCGTTGCCGGGGTGCAGGTGGTAGGGCTTGATCTTGTAGCTTCTGTTTTTATACTGATACGCCATGTCCCGCATCGAAGTGGAAAAATCAACAGGGTTTGGCGGGGTGATATTTTCAAAAGCGATTAATAGAGTTTTCGGGTATGCTGTTTTCATTAGAATAATTCCTTCTGGTGTTCATCCTCTTTGTGTTTGCACCCAGCGGCAATGCCGTCAAGACGCTGCCATTCTTCCCACACGCCCGGCGGCGGTTAGTTGATCGGCTATTGGCATTGGCCCCTTGCCACACGCAGGCTCAAGAAAGTTTGGCCCACGTCCTTCTGGATAACATAAGTCTGCACACGAACATTGCTCGCACCACGCAAACATCGGCTTGATTTTGTGTTCCTTAAAATATTGTTTATTAAGATATATTTTAACTTCTGCTTTCATCCATTCCTTTCCCCTCGCGCTCTACGCGGGCGAGGGCGTTGATGATTATCCAATCGATTTAGAACACAAAAAATAGGCGCCCACTATTTTCGGACAGAGAGGCTCGCTAAAGAGCATCGTGTCGGCACTAGGTAAGGGGCGCATCCCAACCTTAAACCAAATCACAGCAGGCGGTCTATCCTGTACACGGGTTAAGACCGCATTGTCCCTCGTGAGACTTCCCAGGTAGCTTAAGCACTTATTCAGTGTCAACCTAGGTATGTCGTGAGAGGTAAGCTGTGATTTTCAATACTATTCTGCGAACTTGTCGACTGTGGTCAATAACTCCAAGGCTTCGGCTTTCCGGCCGGCCCGGTTACCGGTGATACCGTCCCAAATGACCATGCCACGATCTTTTGCCGGTGTCAACTTCTCGTGATCGCATTCATAGGTCACGGCTTGCAACATGCCATAGCGACTGCCGGCCGTATTATCGTCCATACCGTTATCATATCGGCAGAACCGATTCATGATCAATTTACGGGCCTTGAACTGGCTGGTACCTTCTGCGGCAATCGGGTCGTCTTTTTCCAGAGTACCGGGAATCGGCAGGTAGCGCTTCAGGAAACCCTCGGGCTCCCCCTCAGTCATTCTGGCAGTAGCGAGTTCCTTGAGAGTGGTTCCCAAGGCTTCCAACTCCAGGAAATGCCGGGCCAGGGTATCTAGGGCCGCGGCGATTTTGACCCCGCCTGACTTGGTATGGGCTATCTTGGTGTGGGTTTCTTGGCCAGAGCCAGCAGCAGCTGCCAGCGTATTGGCACAGACCACTCTGACATTATGGGCACAGGTTCGATAGCTGCCCTTGCCCAATGGATTCCACCACATAATACGATTAAGGGTCTGGCTGTCGTCACCGGGTATCTGAATGTCATTGACTTTCAGATTGACAAAGGTTGTGGCGCCACGCCACAGGGTGCCAACTGATTCAATCTGGAGTTGCGGGAACTCCTTGAGCACGGTGTCGTTGACGTGTTCCAACAGCTTCTCGTTGCCGATGACTTGGAATTTAGAGCCGACGAACGGTACCAGGGCGTCACCGGTATCAGTGCGCACGATTTCCCAGGCGTTAGATAGTTCGTAGCCCCCGAGAGGAGAAGTACGCCATAATTGGCGCTTCTTCATTGGGAAGTTCAGGACTTCCATTGCTTCTTGATAGGTTACTGGGCGATCAAGCTGCAGATACTGAGGCAGCCCGTGCCAGGTAGTGCCCCAAACTACGCCGCGATCAATTTCTGTGATTCCATGACTCATGTTACTTCTCCTCATTAGCGGCTACCGGCTTGAACCATTCACCAAAGTGTCGAAGGAAATAGTTCCGTTTGGCTTGCAGGTCAACAATTTCAGCTTGTTTGGCCTCAATTTGACGGTCCATCTTTTCCAGAACATCCTTCTGACTGACCACAATGTCATCATTGCAAGGTGCAATTTCTACGTCCTTGGTTTGACTGTTGATAGTGGCAAACTTCAACTCGGCCGAGTAGCCGGATTCCGCATAGCACACCGTGATCGTAGGCAGATTGACAAATTCGTCAAAGGCCACGATAACGCCGAAGTTGCTTGACCAGTCACTGTAACCCTTGACCAGTACCTTGACGCGGTCGCCCACTTTGTAATGGTCAACCCGTTTAGCGGTGCGGAGGTCAATTTCCATCTTGATGCCGTTGATTTCTACGATGCGTTTGGTCGATTCGCTCATGTTTCTTTTCCTTCCATTTCGTTTTCTTTGAGTCTGCGATTGAGTTCTTTTTTGACGGCTCGAGCAGTTTCACCGCGCCAGGTTGACGCGTTGGCAAGAAACTTGGCCACGATCTCGGGGCCAGGATCTTGGAAATATGGATTAGTAATTTTAGCCATACTTCGCATAGCGTTAAGGTAAGGTTTGGCCCCAAAATATGGATGTGGCCAAGCGTCTTCAATGGTGACGGCTATCTGATAGATAGGAGCACCTGGTAATAAGGCTTTGAATTGTTCCATGCTCATCTCGTGAATCCCTTCAATTCTTTCTTAGCCTCTTCGAACCCGATATATCCCCAACAAGATTCCTGGTTGATTTGTTTCTTGTTCTCATCGTAATATTCCACCACACAGCCGTAGACATCGCCGGACAGGAAAGCGTTCCATTCATTTACAAGGCTTTCGGCGGCCTTGCAGGCTTTGTCCCGCTTATGCCATTCTTTTTTAGCGACCAGAACCAAGCCAACGTGACTGGTATCCCATCCGCCGCCATCACCAGTAAATGAGGAGTTAAGAGATAACCAAACACCGGAATGGCTGAGCATGGACAAATTGAAGATATGGTATTTATCTTCTTGGGGTATCTTTTCACCCCCGTAATAGTCCGCGACATTTTGTTTTACGATGATATTGTCCCGGCGGACATCAAAGTCACGGTGATAGTTCACCAGAAACAGGCCGTTGTCCTCGTTTTCGTCCGGGCTCTGGGGATTGTCGTCTTGGACAAGGTATCGGGCTACGTAGCCCTTTGGCGTTTTCTCAACTGTAATGGTGTCTTCGATGGGTTCAAAGGTGAACTCGAACCCGTCTTCGCCTACATAGCGAGTTGTGACTACTTTTCTAATTTCCATTCTTTCTCCTTTCGATGGTGCGTTGAAAACTGCAGCGTTTTTCCTACTGACGGGTGACTGTGGACAAAGGCGTCGCAGTCAGAACGTAGACTGGTTTCTAAGAAGTCAAATACGTCCTGACTGACACGCTTCATCCTGCCGGGCCAACGCCGTTCCGCGCGGGCCAGGAGTATTTTGCGACATTCACTACGGTTTAATAAACTTGACATATTCCTCCTTGTTTAAGTTGTAGTCTTCGCAGGGTAAGTCTTCAAGATAGGTGGCGGTGACCCAAACAATACAGTAGGCACCGTTGGCTTTCCAAATGGCATGAGTTAAACGTTCCACAAATTGCTTCTCAGATTCGCCGCCAAATAGTTTACCTTCAGCTGCGGCACAAAGTTTGAATTTTTTATCCCATGCGGTTCGTTCAAGATTTTCAAAAGGCCATTCGGCGCAGGCGGCTGCATTTATAAGAGCGTATTTGTGTGAATCAAAATTACGTATTCTTACCGACATTTCATATTCTCTAGACATTAGGCTCCTTTCAAAGAGCGTAAAGGGTTAAAGTCACTGAATTATGTTTGTTGTCATTAAATCTTCGACAAATACCAGCTAAAAAATCCCATTCCGAGTCTTTTAACCGAAAATCTCTTTTAGCCAAACATCCGTCTTTGGTTTCAATTCGCATTTCGTAAGACTCTGTGTGCTCGTACTTGTCAACGCTGCCAATGACAACTAGAGGAATTTCCAGGGCTGCCTTGGCTGTGGCGTCCTGTAGCATGGCTTCATGGGTAAGAGTCATAGGGCTCCTCGTTTACATGTTACGAAAGTAGTATCCGTTTTCTTCACTGTAATCCGCCATTAGGTCAGACGCGGCGTCTTCCCAGTCAATAGAGGTGTAGGGCCAATTGGAAAGGATTTCTGAATTCATATTGTCAGCCAGATCAAAGGCAAAGGCTTTGTCGTCGACAAATTGACCTTGGTAGGCTTCACTGATAGAGTTTTCCGGGATCCCCAGGATCAAGGCGGCGGCGACAACGTCTTCATCGAGCCCGGTTTTCTCTACTACACGGTCGAGTTCTTCCTGTTCCTCTAACCTTTCTTGGTCTTCAATAAGTTTATCTTCATTAAGTTCTGTTGACATAGGGCTCCTTAGGTTACAATTTTAATTAAATCTCGAGCTACTTTTTCCGTGGCGTCGCTGTAATAGGGGTACTGGTAGCCGTTGCTACCAAGATAGGCAGTTTGTAGAGCCGAGCAGGCTTTTAATAAGTCTTGGCAAGTCACCAGTAACTCTTTCGCATGGGTTTCTGAGTCAATGATGCGAGCCAGGTCCAGGGTATAGTCTTCTGGAGAACACCGTGTGTCATTATTGATTCTTCTTGCTGCTCGTATTGCTCCAGGTGTTGTAGACATAGGGCTCCTTATTCTACAGTTGCTTCTTGATTAGCTAAACTGTGGCGTAATTGTCGTATGGCTTGGGATCGTAGTTCTTTATCAGACCGGCGCTGGTTTTTACGTTTACCGGTTTCAAAGTGCATGGGTAAGTTGAACCAGTGGTTCAATTCATAACAGCCCCATTTGACGTAAGATTTCTTGGGGTCGTTTTCGAAATGGAAACTGGGTTCAAAGGTGCCACCGTCTTTTTTGCCGCCGTCCCAGTAGCCGTTGACGGGCGGAGCAAAGCTGACGGTGATTGGGGGACAGGATTCTGGGATCATAGGGCTCCTTATTTTAAACAGGAAGAACTGTGCAGGTTCCTTTTTCTGTATCAAGCTCTAACTGCACATATTCGTCGTATTCAATCCACTTTTTGGCTAAAAGAATAACCTCATCTTTTTCATTTTCCGTTAAACCATCTATGCTGGGGTCAAGAACATCTGGTGTTTTGAAGGTTATTTGAATTTTCATGGGGTTTTTTACTTCTTTTCCCTTCGTGTTTGGGGTGTTCTTTAAGAGTGATATACAACATATGGGACATTTTCTGTAGATAAACCTTAAAAAGTGGCTGGCGAAGTATAGATCGGGCTTGGTGAGGGTTATTGTCTACAGCACAGCTTAGGGCGAGGCTATAATCTAAGTAAGCCTGGTTACGATATATCATGAATTTATTACAGGCCGTCCGGGTGAGAAAGTGACGGGCAACAAAATATATATCCAAATTGAGTTCAGAGGCGCGTATGCAATTTTTCAAAGTAACTTTGGCACCTTGCGGCCATTCTTTATGAAAAACCGCAAGTTGACTTCTACAGGCCCAATGCTTGTGTAATTTTTGGTAGGTAATTATCATAGTGCCCCTTGTATTTGTTGAATTGCTTTAGGTGTCGGGCTGACGATGTGGATGAGACTGTTCACCCTGAGCATGGCCATAATTGCTACAGCAATGGCTACCGTTACCCAGAACGCTTTGAGAGCTGAGAGAGCTATTGTGCAGAATGGGTTCATTTGGACTCCTTAAAGTAAGAGGATGGATGCGCGGGGATTCGAACCCCGGTCCGGTCAACAGTTTGCAGAGAATCTACGTGTGTATCCGGTTTGAGTCCGGCAACTTAGGGGCGACGGTTATGCTCCGATTGACCGTCACCCTCCACCAGGACACTGAATTGATAGGCCCAGCCATCCATAAGCCGTTGTAGTCGGTAGTAATAAGTCGTACTAGGGGTTACCACCTACATCTTACCCCGGTCCTAGGTCACCTGTTAGGCGGCCGCTTTGTATTCGCTGTCGAGTACTTGTGGTCAATGTTTTAACGGGGCCCATGACCATCCCCGACACGCATCTGCTGTTCCGTGTTAGCCGTCGAAACCTGTCGCACCCATGTATTTAATGTAGTGAGTTTAGGGCTGTTGTCAAGGAAAACAAGCGGCAGGTGTACTAATACCAGAGTAGAATACACTTTTCCCAGAGATAGGTTCTCTCTAGCCAATCTGGTGATAGAGTGGGAACCCAAATAGTGGTAGCCGCTAAAATTGGGGGAAGGCAGTGTGGGGTCCAAGGTGGCCATTAGGCTGGTACCTGTGATGACGACTACTGCCTTCCCGATTGCCCCGGTCAGAGGTGGGCGTCGAAGATATTTGAAAATAGAAACTGGAGACAGCGTAGACGCGGAGAGGGGTCGTTAGACCGTATGCTCTCTGGTGTAGCTGTCTCCAGTTTAGTGTGGTCCGTCGGGCGGTGCCCTGTTACACGGACGCCAGCCTGGGGTAACTTTGTCCAGGCGAAAATAAAATACAATGACGGGTTCTCCGTTGTCCTTTTTTATGACGTACGTTTAAACGCCACGCTTGCCCTCTTACCTCCTTGTGACCACGGGCGGTTGATCAGACTCACACCCGTGGCGGGATGAACCGTTTTTACGGCTTCACGTTTTGTGTAGGACTCACACATAAGACATAGGTTTATCGAACTCACCAGTGCTAACGCATTGTATTTAAATTAGTGAAGACGGGCAGGATTGAATTAAGCCTGCCGGCTTTTAAGGGCAAGATGTGTGACACCTACTTATGTGGCTTTAGCCACTCCTATCCCGATGCTATCCACTGGATTCGGGACCGATCCCACATGGCGCGACCATGCCGCCGTCTTCACCGTACAACAGGATTTCTCTCCTGTTTGCTTGAAATCGAACAGACATAGCAGGCCCGGCGCTCTTGCAGGGTTCGCCCATCGCAAAGTACCCGGCAAGGATTAGGAGCTTTGCATCCGTGTCGGTCTTCTATCGGGCGACTGGCCGACATCAGGTATGGCTATGTCTGAAAAATGTTTGAGAATAAGTTTGACATTGATTTGAAATTGTGGGATTATTCAGGGAGTGGGAAAAGATGTGAACTTTATCCATTGACAATCAAGGACTCGGCACAGTGTCTGCTTCTCGGCGGCGTGTGGTTTTTCACATCTCCACCCTGTGTCCGAGTCTTTGGATAAGGAAGGCGGTGAGGATATGAAAGAACCACAGATTGGTATTTACGGTTTTCACAGTAAACGAGACAAAAAATGGTATGTTGGTCAGAGTCGGGATTTGGTGAAGCGACGTTCAGCTCATTTAAGTGCGTTACGCAGTGGTACTCATGATAATCGGCGGCTTCAAAGTGGCTATGTTCGATGTGGTGAAGACAATTTTGAATATATGGTATTATCAGATTTGTGTCTTGATTTGATGACGGATAAGGAAACTCGGGGTTGGTTGGATACAACTGAGAAGTTATGGATACAGGCGCTTGGCGCCGGGGCTTCTGGATATAATCAGACTGAGGGTGGTGGCGGTGGTGCTCCGTGGCTGGATCCAACAGAACGGAGGCAGTATCTTCCAGGTGAAAAGTTTAAGAAACAATTGAGGGGAGAAGCTTATTGGGCGTCTCTTCCTGGTCAGAAGTTTAGGAAAAAGCGCTTAAAGGGGAAGGCGTATTGGTTGTCTCGCAAACGGTTGGTTGTTACGAGTGCTGGTAGGGTTAAATGGGGGTTATGACACTTGTATGTTGTTGATAGTTACAGAGTTAGTTGGAGATCATGACGCCTGTATGACGGATGACACCAGCATGACACTTGAAAAAACGTGCTCGTGTCATGATTTAGACCAATGCCCGGTTGACCATGTGCCGGGGGCATGACACATGACACCTCTTTTTCAGTTTTCTGGGGAAAGTGCATTTGCACCATTTACCCCCCCTCCAGGAGTAAGAAGTATGTTTTATAAATTTTAGAGAAAAGAGGTGTCATGTGTCATGACACGGGTACCCAACCTGTCTGGCATTGGTCTAGATCGTGACGCGAGCACACGGAAGGCCAGGTGTCATAGGTCTCCAATGTGTCATGGGCCAAAATGGCACAGTTAAAGGGGGGAAAAGGGAACAAGGGTGCCCAGGAAATGGGCAAATGGCACCCTTGACCAAGGAGACTGTGTTCCCGGGGGAGGGGGAAGACAGCTCCTTGGCATTTCGGCGCTATGCACCCCTGTTACGGGATGCATAGCCCAGGTCGGTTAGCCCAGCGCGGCCGGTGCGTCTTCATCACCGGTGCCGGCGGGGGCCAGGTCGGCAACAGGGGCGCGCGGCACGCTGATCTGGTCAGCCGTGGTTACCTCGTAGCCATAGGCCTTGACCAGTAACGCCTGCGTGGCGAATATCGAGGCCTCGGCGTCGCTGATGGGCGCCACGTCGCTGGTGGCTTTGAACCAGCGCGTCTGGCGAATGGTCTTCTTGCCAGTGTTGGTCGTGAATAGGGACGTGACTTGCTGTGACATAGGTGTCTCCTGTGGCATGCACACGGTATTGTGTGTTGGTGCCGATGGCGGTTGGAGTCGGAGTCCCATGTTGCCCGGTGAATATGCGAGTTGGAACCGATGGACTGGTGCTCGGGGTATGCCCCCTTAGCTACTATGATAGGGTAGTATCGGTCACCCGGCACCTTGTTACAAGTCCCTCTGCAACCGGCAACCCTGCAAATTTTTTTTCTGGTAAAATTTTTTTCTCTGCAAAACTCTTATAGAAAAACTTTTTCTTTAATTATCTTGACTTGTCACCAAGTCTTCGGCTATTCTTCCTGTATGCAAACAGAAAACCTTAAACCGGTAAAAGTGGCACATAGCTTCTATATCCCTTTGGAGCTGCTGGACGCCATCAAACAGCGAGCCAGGGACCTGGAGCGCAGTGTCAACTGGCTCGCTATAAAAATGTTAACCGACGGTATCAACCAGTCAAAAGGAGACCCGAAATGAGGTACCTCACCCTGTTCATCCTGGTAGTGGGAGCCCTTCTGGCTATCAACCATTACCAGGAAGCCCGTAAGTCGGCGCCCAAACCTCAGAAACCCGTGGTAATCTATCGCCAGGCACCGGCACCGCGGTCACAGGCTGACGTCAACCTGAAATACCTGGCTGACGTCGCAGAACGAAAAGAGTTCCGCCGCCGGTACAAAATGACCTATAATGAGGAGTGCCCGTACTGATGATCAAACAAGTATTTCTCGTGACAAAATGCGGCTGTTCCCGTTTGGAAAATATCCCCGAGGACCGGTGGGACTGGCGAGTGCCCCTTTGGAGCCCGGCCCAAGTAGGACTTGAGTCCGGGCGAGGTTGTCCTTCTACGGATTACCGAACTTTCAAGTATGCCGGGAAATATATAAACGTGGGAACTGAAGCAATCCCAATATTCACCGAAGAGTCCTACGGCTAGTAAAATGACAACCAGTATCATAGCACAAGACCCCCAGTGGGACGCCATCCTGGCCAAGATTCCCGAGGACATCATTGGTATGCCGCCTGCGACCAAATATTGTTCAGGATGTAAACTTGACAGATCCTTGACGGATTTTCGGAAGAGTTCTAAGTATTCGCAAGGGCGGCATTTTCGTTGTAAATATTGTTTACGGTTAGCGACAGCTCGATGGATCGCGGGACACCCGGAGTATGGTCGACAATTTCGATTGGCTTATAAGAAGCAAGCTGACCTAAATAGTCGGAGATCTTACCTTTTACATAAAGAAAAAGTCAAACGCCGGGGGCGGTTGTGGCGAAAGGAAAATCCGGAGAGGGACAAGGTTATGCGAAGTGCCTGGAAGCAAAAAAACCCGGAGCGGGTTAAAAAATTTCAGGCTAAGGCGTATCTTCGGCACCGGTCGTCAATTGAGAGCCACCTTAATGATTCAATGTCAGCTTCGATTGGTTTAAGTCTCCAGGGAAATAAAGCCGGTAGGCATTGGGAAATTTTGGTAGGGTACACTCTTCAAGAGTTAAAGGTTCACCTTGAATCCCTTTTCACTGAAGGCATGACCTGGGAACTTTTGTTCCGGGGGGAAATTCACATCGACCATGTCTTCCCTCTTTCTCGTTTAATATTTGACAGTGCCGAGGACCCTACCTTCAAGTACGCTTGGTCTCTTGGAAATCTTCAGCCCCTGTGGAAAAGGGACAATTTCCGAAAGGGCAACCAGGTCCCTTGGGAATTTGCAAAGGAGAAAGTGGCGTGAGCTTGCTGCCTATAACCATAGACCCAAGGTGGGCGGAGATTTTGACTGTTATACCTGAGGATTTAATTGACCCTCGCGATAGGCCCCGGTTGATTCTTACTTTAACTGGGGTTGCTGGCGGTCTTAAGTGGGGCGACATTGCCCTGAAGGGCCTGTCAAAACCTGAGTATTGTTGGCTTCGTCATCGCTCTAAGGATTTTGCCAAATTGGCAAAAGAGGCAGAAAAAATTCGAGATGAAATGCGGCAAATGGAGCGGGAAGATGAAGCCCATGAAAGAGCCGTCGACGGGGAGCCTACGCCCACGGTAGCCAAAGATGGTAGCATTGTAGAATGGTATAACCGGCGCAGTGATCGCCTTATGGAATTACTTTTGAAAGCGTCTGATCCGGCGCGCTACCGCGAGGCCAAAACGGACACCCTGGGACCGGGTAGAGTGGTTCTTTCGGTGAATATTGGAATTCCCAATCGTGTACCTAAAACCATAAACCTAGAGGGAGATTTACCAAATGTCAAAGAAATCGGAGAAGGAGAAAACAAAAGCGGCGGTCTTAGAAAAAGCGGCCCAGAACCTGCCGACAGCCCCGGCCCCGGGCCAGCTCCCGGCGCCTGACGCCAACGGCGTCTGGAACCCGCCGCCCCTGCGCCCCATGGCCAAGGTGGAAGAACCTGTGCGAGTTGGCCCCAAGGTGGACTGGAACGGTGAGCCCCGTGGTGTTGGTGTCGGACCCGAGCCGACGTTAACCCCGGAGACAATAGAGCCGGCGCCGGTTGTGACAAACGCCGTGACACCGGCACCGGTGGAAATGCCATGGGAGGTCTTTAAACAGGACCTCGAGACCCCGACAAAAACCGAGACAAAGCCCTTGACAAAGGCGTCCCGGAAACCTCGTGCCCCGAAGCCGGAGAAGCCAGTGCGCAAGAAAGCGTCGGGGGCGTATCAGGTCCTGGTGGTACAGCAGGTGAGGTCTTCGGACCCCGCGGGTGGCCTCATTAAGGTGCTAGTGCCGGAACTCGGGGTGTACCAGTCCCGTGCCGACGGGCAGAATCTCGCCCTGAAAATTGCCAACAGTCGCCCTGGCGCCACAGTCGTGGTGCATCGACTGCTGGATCGATTTGTCCTGCAGGAAGTCACTAAAACCACGTTGGTGAGGTCGTAGTAAACTGGCCAGCAATCAAAGGAGGTAACATGGCAACATTAAGAGGCGGTAGGGGATTGGGTCGGGGCTTGGACAGGCAGGGTGGCGGCGGCCGGCAAGGAGCTGGCGGTGGCCAAAGGCGGTTTGACGGCAGTGGCGGCGGCACTGGTAACTGGGGTACTGCCAACCAGCCCCCGCCGGCTCCCCGGCGCAAGGCAACCAAGAAGAAAAAGTAAATGCGAAAACCCATTGTCAATTTTGAAGAGTTGCCGATGGGTTTTTGTCTTTTGGGGGACCAATGGTAAAACGAAATAATGCGGCGGAGTTGGCGGCTTTAACCCTTCGTCCATATAAAGCCTCATCGACAGGGTTAAAGTTCCATACTTCCCAGGCTTTTTTGCGAGCTGTCAGGGGTCCTTATGGTAGTGGGAAGAGCTCGATGATGGTGATTGAAATTTTGTCTCGGGCTTTTGAGCAAACCCCTTTTCACGGAATACGTAAATCGCGATGGGTAATTCTTCGTAACACTTTTCCCGAGCTTTCACTTACGACTTTGAAAACCTGGACCTCTTGGGTTCCAACGTCACTTGCGCCAGTGCGGGAAAGCGTACCCATGCAAGCCCGTTTACAGTGTAGCCTTACGGATCACACTCAAGTAGATCTTGAGGTTATTTTCTTGTCGTTTGATCATGAGGATGATATTCGAAAATTGAAGTCTCTTGAGGTAACGGGTGCCTGGCTTAATGAGTGTTCAGAGCTTCCTGAGGAATGTCTTACCTCGGTAAGCGCCCGTGTTGGTCGCTATCCGGCTAAAGATGAGGGGGGTTGTAGTTGGCATGGAATCGTGATGGACACAAATTCGATGGAGGATTCAAATTGGTATTTTCGGATCGCTGAAATTGATAAACCCGCAGGGTACGAGTTTTTTGTCCAACCCCCTGCAATCATAGAAGTTGGCGCCAGGGACCCTGCGGCGTCTCCGTTGTCGGTTAGCGCGACGTCAACTTATCTCCCCAATGATGGTACCCATGGACTGCCCGTCGCCGAGAACATCGAGAACCTTCCCGGAGGTTTTCAATATTACATGGACATGGTTGCTGGGAAGAGTCGCGAGTGGATAGCGGTTTATCTTCTTAACAGCTACGGGTCCACCCGCAGCGGCAAGGTTGTTTATCCCGAGTACCTTGACGCCATTCACCATTCTCCAAAACCCCTGGTCCCGTCCCCCGGGCTTGTCTTGTATGTCGGTTGGGACTTTGGGCTGAGCGTCAGTTGTGTTTTCGCCCAGCTCACGGTGAAGGGTCAACTAAAAATCCTGCGGGAGATCAGTGGGGAGGATATTGGCATTCAGCGTTTTCTTCGTGACTATTTCAAACCGTGCATTACACAGTACTACCCTAACTATTCGCTGATGATGACTGGGGATCCTGCCGGCGCGCAGCGGTCGCAGTCCACGGAGCAAACCTGTTTTGGTATATTTGCTGAAGAGGGTTTTCCCAATGTGACCGCGGCAGCCACCAATGAGTTTGCGGCTCGACGAGAGTCTGTGGTGTGGTTTTTGACCCATTTGTCCAGTGAGGGCAGCGCTTTTCTTATGGACCCTTCTTGTGTAATGCTGAGAAAAGGATTCTTACGGACGTATTGTTATCGCAAAATGCGAGTGGAGGCGGCCCAACAGTACACATTGCGTCCGGACAAGAACCAATACAGCCATCTGCAGGACGCCTTGCAGTATTTATGTATGTTCCTCCGGAACGCTGGCTACTCTTACGAACGCCAAACGGTTCGGTTGCCCGGGGGGCCTGGTGGCATAGGAAATCAGGAGCTTCCAGTAACTGCTGAGTCAAATCTGGCCTGGTCGTAGAAAGCCCTAGAAAAACTTTTACCCCCTTTCTGTAGTTTAGGCTTGACATCTGGTTACTACGGGAGGTACCTTTACCTCAGGAAGCTCGGATTCCGTTCGAAAACAATTTCATATGTTTGAACAAAACACAAATGTAGTTTCGCTGGCGGTTCTGGAGACCCAGGCGACGGCGTCCCTGGAAACCCAGCGCATTGGCGACCAGTACGTAACGCTCAGTGGCGCCTTGCGGGATATTTTCCTGAAACACAACAAGGCCCGCCAGGAGTCCGGTGTTGAAAAACAACTGGTTGACTCCTTGTACGCCTTCAATGGTATGTATCCGGCAGACAAATTGGCCAAGTTAACTGAAACCGGTTTGTCTACGTTGAATTTTGGCCTGACGGGTGAAAAATGTGTGGACGCCCTGTCGTGGCTTAACGATGTTTTTCTTGGGGAATCCACAAAACCTTGGCGGTTAAAGGCCACTCCGGTGCCCGAGGTGCCTGAGGACTTGTCCCAGATGGCCTTGTCGGCTGGTGTCAAGGAGGCCAAGGCTTATATGGAGGGATTGGGCCGGGAACCTGAACCCGAAGACGGTGCCAAGGCGACTTCTTTGGTGCGGCAGACCATGCAGGACGCCGTTTTGGTGGAAACCGATCGGCGCGGCAAGCAGATGGAGCGCCGGATTGATGACCAGCTGACCGAGGGTGGCTGGAAATCTGCTTTACAAGACTTTCTGTTTGATCTTGTGGCGGAGAAAGCGGCCATTCTTAAGGGACCCATTGTTCGGGAGCGGCAGAAACGGGTGTGGGATCGCAGTGACCCAAAAAAGCCCCGGGTTTCTTACAAATGGGAGCCTGCTGTTACGGTTTCGCGGGTGAGTCCTTTTGACGCATATCCTTCGTCCTCCTCGGTGGAGTTTGAGGGGGACTTTATTGAACGTATTCGGTACCGTTTGTCTGATTTGTTCTGGATGTTGAAGCAAAAACATTTTGTAAAGACCCAGGTGCAGTCGGTTATTGATGAGTTTCAGTCTCTGGCGAGTTCTGATGTCCGAGAAGTGGACACAACTACGGCGGCAGTACTCCAAAACCAGACTGGGCAGGCTAAAGTGGCGGATACCGTTGAGGGTTTGGACTATTGGCTCACGGTTCCCGGGACATTTTTACGGAATGCCGGGTGGACGGAGCTGCCTTTCGGTGGGAAGATAGCTGGAGAGAAGCTTTACCACATTGAGGCCATAACCGTGGCGGGAAAGGTGGTTTTCCTTGGTGAAATGGAGGATGAACGGGGTCTGAAACCCTATTTCAAGACCGGCTGGATGCCTATCCCAGGGTCTTTTTGGTACAGGGCCTTGCCAGAGGTTCTCAAGAGTATCGACGACATGTGTAATGCGGACGCGCGATCCCTGGTGAACAATATGGGTCTGGCGGCGGGGTTCCAGACGATAATCCCAGATATTCAGCGGTTGCTGGGGGCTAAAATCACCACGATGTTCCCCCATAAGGTTTGGCAGTTCAAGAATCCGTCAAATTCTTCGTCGAAGCCGATTGAGTTTGAGCAACCAGATTCAAATGCTGCAGAGTTACTGGCGATTATCGAGAAGTGTCGTCAGTGGGCGGATTCACGCTCGGGGGTACCCAAGTATCTCGTGGGTGGCGAACCGCCCCCCGGTGTAGGTCGGACGGCGTCAGGCATTTCGATGCTGTTGAATAGCGCAGCTAAGGGGATCCGGCGCGTGGTTATCACAGTGGACCGTGATGTGATATGTCCGTTGTTAAAACGAATTTATGAGAAGAATTTAATGGACTCCGAGGATGCCTCCATATTGGGAGATCTTGAGGTTGCCCCTGCCGGTGCCGTGGAGACCTTGGTGAAGGCGGAACTGGCCGAACGGCGCCTGGGGTTGATTGACGCTCTGGGCAAGTCGCCGGACGCCGAATTGGTGGGTGTTCGGGCGCGAGCCAACGTGTGGCGTGAGGCGTTCCGCTCGGCGGAAATGGATGGCCCCGCGGTCCTGGAGCCAATTGAGAAGTTGGAACAGAAGGCAGAGGCCCGGGAGAAGGCCGAACAGAGCAAGATGGAAGCGGAATCTCAGGCCGCGCAAATGGAAGCCCAGAACAAGAGCACCGAGGTCGAGATCTCCAAGGCGAAACTGGCCGTGGAGAAGCAGCGATTTGAAATGGAAACCAAGATTCTTGGCCTGAAGCTCGAGGCGCAGATTTCCGAGAACCAGGCCCGGGCGGCCGTGACCCGGAAGATGGCATCTTCGATTGACCTAAAGACAGCTGAACAGCTCGGTGAGATAAATGTTCCAAGTGAGGAGGACAAAGCGAATGATCTTCGAAGTGACACAGGAAATTTGGAAAAACTTGCAGCCGGTGCGCAGCCAGCCAGGGTTCCGGCAGTTGCTGGAATCCCTGCAGAAATTCCAGGTGGAGAACCTGGAGTCCTTAGTGGTCCTGGAGGGGAATCCCTACCTGAGGGCACAGGGCAAGGCGCAGCTGTTGAAACAATTACTTGATGGTATTGAAAAAGAAACGCCGGCAACGGCACAAAAGGAGGAGTAGAATGAAAAAAACGAGTTGTAAAATGCTGGTTGCTGGGGTACTGGTGGCGTCGACGCTGGCGTGTTTTGCCGCGCCGTATGAAGATTTGGATACCAGTGTGCTGCGTATCGATGGCGTCGAGATTACTTCATCGGCGGCTGAGATTAACATCATGGACGGGGTGACGTCCACTGCGTCTGAAATTAACCAGTTGGGTGCGTTGATTGCAGGTACCGGTACTGCCATGGCGGATACCTACATGTTTATTGGTAACTCTTCGACACAAGCAGTTGCCAGTACGCCGGCGGCCGTTCGAACCAACCTCGATCTTGAGATCGGAATTGATGTTCAGGCTTACGATTCAGATTTGGATACCTGGGCTACGATTTCACCGTCGGCCAATGCACAGGCGTTGGCGATATTGGACTATGCGGCTATGCGGACCAATCTGTCGTTGGTTGTGGGTACAGATGTTCTTGCTCCCGGCGGTGATCTAACAGGTCAGATCAACAGTATTGCGGTTGCCACGGTAACGGATGGCGCGGCTTTGGGCGCAACCGCCCTCCAGCCTGTCACGCAGGTGTCGGGTGTTTCAACCGCTTCTTTGGTTGCGACTGTAACATTCCAGTCAAGTATTAGCGGCCCACAGAGTCTAACTGGTTGGATTTCCGAATCGGCTGGTGGAGTTGGCGTGGGAACGAACGCTGTTTCTATTGCTGACGGGGGTGACACGGCGGTTCTTGCTGGCGGCGGCGCTGGTGATGCGTATGCGGTATGGACATCACACACCGATGGGTTGTCCACACTGGATATTACGTTCACAGCGGGGCAAGTTGGATTGTATTTCAATACCGTCCAACGTAATGGCGTCGTGGTGAGCACTCCGGCGATTACAGTGGCTCCGTAACGACATAATTAAACCAAAGGGGGCGCGGGTTCAGTCCCAAGCCCCCTGTCGGAGGTAAATATGAATCAAGGTTTTCTTGCAGTAATTTCCCTGCTGTGCGCGGGATACGTGTTTGCCGCCGGCTCGGTGTCAGATACCCGGGAGTCCATTGATTCTCCGCAAAGAATTACGTTGGCCTGGACAGCCGCAATTGACGGTACGGTGGCTGTTACTAGTGACGTGATTCGGGGCGAAATGTCCAGGGTGGTTTTTTACAACGGCACCCCGGCGCCTACGAACTCAACGTACGCGGTGACCTTAAAGGATGAAAATGGTATTGACACGCTGGCGGGACAGGGCGCGGCGATTGCGTCGAACGCGGTTACTGCGGCTACTCAACTTGTTCCCGGCATCCTGGTAGTGGATACCACGGGGACCACGAACCGGTACCCGGTGCTGGTAAACGGCAAGTTGTCGTTGGCAATTTCGGGAGTGGGCACTAATGCAACCGCCGGCAAGCAAGGTTATGTTGTGATTTATCTAGAGTGAGACCACTTGGTGTCAAATGTCTTGGTTCAGAAAACGTGTAGAGAAGCAGCGGAAGAAGAAACGCGTGAGAGTTCACGCAAAACCGCCTAAGCGATTGCTTATGCGGAAACTGTTGGAGTCGGAAAACTTACTGGATTCTGAATAATATTCAGCCCAGTCGCAGAGCACACCGTGAAATATCGGCGCTCGGCAAAGGAGAAAGTATCATGCCAAACGAAAAAGAAGAAATGAGCGTATTGGGACAGTTGATGGCGGACGATGAAATCGAAGCGGCTGCCGGGAAGAAAGAGGAAGCGAGTCCTGACGTGGAGGCCCTGCAACGCCAGCTTTTGTACGAAAAGCAGAGAAATGATTCCTTACAGGGTCGGGTGGATTCGCAGTTACGACCGTTGACCCAGACGGTTCGAGACCTGCAGCAAAAGCTACAGGGGCAGGCAGCGCCGGAGAAATTGGAGACAGCGGCCGTTAAGCCGGTTGCAGTGACGGTGCAAGATTTACTGGGAGAATTGACGC